ACAATAGCTCGTCGATTTTCAGTAAGTTCATGGGTGTGTTCTGCCGTGCAACGCCGAAGATCGACTACCTCGTCTCGCAAGTTTTCGATCTCGCGCGCCAGGCTTTGCAGTATATACGTCTCTGCGGTAGCCACGGGAATCGCGGCCACTAGGCGGTCGCCTTCCTGTTTGGTTATGACGCTTTTCTTGATCTCCTGCCAGCCTTTCCAAACCCCCGCAATAACGGCAGCTACGGCAAGAATGATGATTGAAAGATTGGCAAGGACGGTTTCAGGATCGAGTGAGGGAACGACTGAGGCGGCTGTTGTCATTGATCGTCCCTTCGTCGATCCGTTTCTGGACCTCTGCCTTGATAGCATCTTGGCCCGCCGCATATGCGGAAATCATATCCGCGAACACCAACCAAGGGTAAACAGCAAGGCCGGGATTCGGGACACCGCTTTGATAAAGACCAATTGTGACCTGTGTAAAGACAAACATGGTCAGGAAGGCGGTGATTACTCGAACTACGGGAGTCCTGACGTGCGCGCCGTTGATGTAAAGCGCTCCCGCTCGGATAGTGCCGACCGAGACCCCCAGGAAGCCCCAGAACTGGTGCGCTTCCATGCCGACGGGCGTCATCGCAGCCATCGCGCCGAAGATTACTCGGCCTACGTCGGTCGTGAACATTTCCGGGTGAACCAATACATAGGCCCCCCAGGTCAGCACAAGACCTGACATAACCCACTCCATTTTTCGAGCGGACCAGTGTTGTCCGATGGAAAATGCGGCCATGAGGGTTGCCTTCCGGAAGGGGGGTATCTGCATTTCTGGGCGACCTTTAGGATTTCTATAGGGTAAAATGTCGGTTTTGTCTACTTGATGGGTCTTGACTCGGCAATCCCTTCGATTCGGGGCCTGTGGAAATGATTTCTGACGATCAGTAGATAGCGTAAATTTCGTTCAATTCGGCGCTGACCGCTTCCATATCTGCCTGTGCCAGGAGAGTTCCGCTACCCCAAATAATGAACTCATACATTCGTCCATCGAAAAAGTTACTTGATAGAGACGTCCAGGTGTTACGAAGAAACTGTAGGGAAGTCGGGTCCGAAGAACTAGGGTTGGTTGCGTTCGATATTCGAGTGTAAGTCCCGTTTATGACAATTCGAGAGGCGGAAGCACTCTCGACGCTGCACACAACAATCATAGGATCAGCAATGCCGCTGAATGTAAACTGCGGCTTAAAGTTGCGAATCTGACCTGCCGAAGGCAACAAGTGTGTATCGAACTTGCCTCCAGCCGCTCCGGTGCCTCCGGTCAAAGGGTTGTGTGTTGCGGCCGCGTTCCAGTTACCGATTACGAAAGCAAAGGTTCTGAACCCGACTGGAATCGAAGTAATGCCTCCGTTGTGCGAAATCGCTAAGTCCTCGAAAAACCTTTCATCAGTATCCGGGCAATCCATATAGGGTTGTCCGTTCTGTCCTCCAGTCTTGAATATAGGACGATTCGCAAGAACCGCTTGGTCCGCATCTTCTCCCGTAGCGGCAATAATGTTGGCCCATTTTTGCACCGGATCGTCGTTGACCGCCGGAGTAGAACCTGCGTCGGAAAAGACTCCTTCGCTTGCGCGGAACCAATGCGTGATGTTCGCTCCCGAAGGGAAGACCAGAGGATCGGGGGAGGCTCCCCCCGTGGCCGGGCTGCCCGAAATGATGCCCGGAATCATGCGGTCTGTCCTATCAGGTCGAAATTATCTATAGCCACTCGTTTGAGGGTCACTGTCATCCCTGGATTGAGGACAAGGGTGCCCCCCGCCGGGGGATTAATAGTGACTCCTCCTCCTGCAACTAAAGTCAAATCGTCCGAAGCTGCTGCGTTACGAATATGGAACTCCGCATCCTGAGTGATCGCTTCGGTCGCGTCGGGCTGCACCGTCAGCGTCTTGGCCCCCACGGCCGTCCAGCGTTGAAACTTGTTCTTGTTGGCGTCCAGCAGGTTGGCTGCTGCGCCTGCCTCGGTAATGGTTTCCGAACTGACCGCACCTCCTCCGCCCCAACTCGCGACGTCAATAAACTGCAAGCGGGCGTAGTGTTCGACATCACCTACATTGAAAGCCGTTCCTGCGCCATTTGTGGCGGCGGTAGTTTCGACTCGGCTTTCCAGCCGTATATCGGTTGTATCCGCCAAGGTAATAATGCCGTAGAAATCGCTGTTATCGCTTGATCCGTCTGTCCCCGAATCTGCGAAAACCTGCGTCCCGTAAAGCAAGACAGAAGCATTGGTGACATCGTAGAGCCGAGCAATGCCTTTATTGCACCGAAAGAAAGGCACCGAACCGAGAACCAAGTAAGTCCCGGCAGGCAGAGTAATGACATTGGCAGCCAGGGTTAGCCCTATGGTGTCGGCCAGTTCGGTCGTGATTTTTCGAGTCTCAAACGTCCCTGCCGTCAGAGTTCCTCCGTTGGTATTCAGTGCTTCCTGGTGTTCGACTATAGCGTATTTCGGAACACCCGCACCTCCGCCTGGAATCGCGATATTAGCAACCCCGCCTCCCGCGTCGGTGACAGTGACGCCTGATCCAGTGAAATTCAGCGCCGTAGCTGCCGCAAGAATCTGAACCGTATCGTCTTGAACCTCTAGCGCGCCGCCGCCGGTCGCCAATTCGGCCCAGACTAGCCCGTCGAATTGCTCAATATATCCGGCGAACTGGTTATAGACCATCCAACCTTCATCCGGCGTGACGTAAACCCAGGCTCCATTGTCCCGGATCGCGATCTTGTTTGGGTTGGTCGGTTCGGTCTCGTCGAGAAGATAAATTTCTCCGTCGGCGGGAACTCCCGGTTCCGCCGAAACCTTATCCAAGACAACCGCCTGGCACATGGCGGATAGAGTCAGGAGATTGAGGTCCATCTCGTCGTTCCACCCGTCTTCCCCTAGAGAGAAGAACGCCTGGAGGGCGAGGTTGGGTAGTGCGCGTGAAGGCATGTTAAGCTCCGCCGTAATTTAGACCATACCCATAGCCCCAGCCGCCGTTGAGGACAACCTGGAAGCGATACGGGAAAGTGGATTCAAGACCGTCTCTCACGGAAACCATTTCCATGAAGACAAGATTGCCCGCGCCGTCGGTGCCCTGGTCTACCGCAAGATACGTCCAGGTATCAACGGTTCCGACGTCGTAGGTGTTCAGCAATGTCACGTTATCTTCGGCATAAATCCGAATCCGGTATTCGACTCCAGTCTCCGGTCCTACGCTGCCCTCCTCGTGCCCGACGGCCGTATCGGCCTGAACCAGCCGGTCTCGGTGCGTCCAGGTCAAGACAGGCTCGGGAGCCTCACCACGGGGCGCGTAGATCGAGATCGCGTCGACCTGGACGTTCCCTGGAGGATATGGCCGGAATAGGCGCTGATTCGTTTCCACGGTTAGTTCGGTCGCATCTGCGAGATCGAGCAAGTCGGTGGCAGTCCGAGTCAGGACTTTAGCGTTCACGGTCTCCCCGTCGACATACTCCCGTCCGTCAGAAACCATTTCATCGTCGACAAGCCAGACCGAAGCGTCGGCCAGGTGCGCGGCCGGTATTGTGTCGGCCACGCCGCGCTTGACGGTCGCGGCTCCGGTGACGGAGTCGAAGGTGAGTAGCGACATTTGTTCGTCGTCGATCAGGATCACATCGCCTGCGTTGAACTCGGCAGAGAAGGCTGCCAGGTCCCCGACAAACGTCATGGCGGTGTCGAGCGGCGCGACGTTGGCCGCCAGGGCCGTGCGCGCGGTGAAGCCACCACGGGTCTGGTTCACATAGTCTTCGCCGGTCGCTTTGGTCGCCAGGTCGTAGCCCTGTGTGGCGACACCGGCAGGCGGACGGGCGACTGTGGCGATGAAGCTGGTGTTCGCGTCTACCGCGTCTCGGTCTGCCGCTTCGCTTCGGATGTAGTAGTCACGCCAGTTGACCTCCAGGAGACGCGATTCCAGAGCCGGGGCCGCCTCGAAATTCGGCGGAGTCCAGATGCGCCCCGGTGGCTCGATATAAGAGGCGTCCGGCATCGCGAAGACGTCCTGTATAACGGACATCTCGATCTCATTGTTTCCGTTGGCGACCGGACGCTCTCTGATCTCCCCGGCTCGGACTATAATTTCGGCAATCCCCTTGCCGGGATGGGCGATTTTGAACGGCATCCCAGGAGCCAATTTGTATGCTCTCCGGTCAAAAACGCACGAGAACTTGCGGAGACCTTGTTGCACACCTAGTTCGCGTTCGGCAATTCGTCCTAAGAGCGCGCGCGTCGGGATGCCTTTGTAGACGATAGTGTTGGAAATGATTTCCCCGAGCGACTGGATAGACGCAAGGTTTTGAACCGTTACCGCGATTTCCTCTTTGGTCGTTGGATCGAAACCCTTGACCACGATTTCGTTGTAAGCGGTCTCCTCTGAGCTTGCATCATCTTCCTCGATCCGAAGAAGCCCGGTCCCTGGGGCAAAAACAGGCAAGGTATCCGGGTCGTAGTCATCCCGAATTAGTCGAAGCGTCATCTTGCCGGTGGTCCGGTCGACATATTGAACTCCGCCAATATGGTTGATGACTTGCGGGATGAACTCTTTAATCGTCTCCTGGCGAAACCAGGGAAGACAGATGCCCAGACCCTCTTGGCAAAGCTGGTTCGCTGCGTAGATGTAGCTGTTCTCGTCGATCAGGTCGGCAGGCATACCTCGCCCCCATTCGGGGTTGGTATTGATTTCATAAAGGATATGCGAGCCGTTCATCGCTCGAATAAGCCCGCCGGATTCCGATTGTAGTGTAATCGTAGCTCGGAAAGGATAGAACGGCGCGTTGTTATGCCAACCCGCGCTAGTCCGACGGATGCGGAACGCCCACTCTTTCGGATAAGGGTTTAGCGTAGTAATCAACCCGTCGAACCAAGCGGTGACGACTCCCCGGAAATTCGGAACATCTCCACCTAACGCCGTTTCAATGTCAGGCAATGTTCCGACGGCCGTGTTGACCGCGCCCTGGAGAACTTGGTCAGAAGCTCCGTTGTAAAAATAGATCGGACCCTTAACTCCGCCTTCCTTCTCGTCTCCACCAAAAAGTTCTGGCTTGTTTATCAGATAAAGCTGACCGGATTCATCGAGGCAGATTTCTTCGTCACCGTTCAACACGCTGATTCCGCCGACGGTGATGTCAGCAATCGAGTTCACAGGTCCTCGGCAGAGACCCATCTGGAGAGTCCAAAGGTATCGGAACCCAACGGTTTGCTTCTTAGCGCCCATCCTCGGCCACCTCCTCGCGGGCTACCTTAGTGGCGCGGGCTGCCAGAGGACAGCCAGTTTCCTCAAAATCCGAGACCGGACGACCTTCTGCCAGGAACTCCGCCCAGGACCAGCCGCGTTGTGCAAACCAAGCCCGCGCACCGCTCATGCAGAGCTTGGCAGCCCGGACATGCCGGATAAGTAGCAGAGGATCAGGCGCGATCATTTCTTACCTTTCTTGACTTTCTGAGTCCTCATGTTTCCGAACCAGAGGACAAACCACCCGTCTGTCCAAACGTCTCCAAAGACAACCATCTGCGGTGTGCCTTCGTCGACTTGAGGAAAGTCGAAATCTTCGGATGACGCAGCTTCCACGCTCTGAGGTTTGACCAAGAGCGCCTGAATCGCAGTTGACGCGACTAGGAATACCAAGGCCCAAGCGAGTAACGGCATTTCGACTCCTAGAAGACGGGGGTTCCGTCGAACGGTGACTTACCAGGCATATGAGGGAATCCGCCGTAGTTGGCAAGGTTCCCGAACAGCTTACAAACTGTCGTCGTTCTGGCGCAACCAGGGTAGAGCGTCAATGCCAGCCCGACGGTCAGACCAGCCGGTGCCCCAAGCGTCAGGAAATCGTTTCCAGTATGCCGCTTGATACCCAGGCGTTCAAAGGAGCCATCCGGCCGGGTATATTCCAGGAAACCCCCGTTGAAGGTGCCTTCGGCTGGGTCGGCGTAAGCCGCGACCGTGAAGCCAGTCGAGGTGACAGTGGCGACGGTGTGCGCGTATGCGTGAGCGCTTTTATCCAGGTTACAGCCGATCCCGTAAAGGACATGAGGGCACATGCGCGACCAGAACAGCCGAAGACCGTTGCGATCATAGCTACCAGCGATAGAACGACAACTCAGCGAGGATGAGGCCCGGTCGACTAGGATAGCGTTGGTGACGCTACCAACCCACTGAATCGCGGCTTGGTCAGGCGGATCGCCTAGGTGCCAGCGCCGGAGCTTGAGCCAGAGCTTGCCCGATGGCCGATTACCTCCCCGAAACAGTTGGGCGACCTCCGCGTCAGACTGAATCTGGACCACTAGATCGTTGCGGTCGTTTCCGCCTTGCGTGATCCCCTCGTCCATGACTGCGGTAGGGGACCAGGTTGCGGCCACCTCGTCTCCGTCAACGATCTGTTCTTCGTCTCCCGTGCAATACCGATAGTAAGTGTTCCCCAGTCGAAACTCGTAGAGCATGATGGGCTGACCATCGGTATTGCTGATCTCGCGCGTTTCGTATGCCATTATGTGACCCCGAAGAAGTGGTTGTCAGGGAAATTGCCTGCGCGGGGAAACAGCGTGATCCCGTTGCCCTCGTCACTGTTTTGCCCTGGAGTGATCCAAACGCTCTGGCGTGTCGGGAGGGGTCCTTGCGCCTCCTGGTCCCACTGTTGGAAAGTCAGGTAGTTGACAAAAGGAGGTTCAGAGGTCGAACCGCCGCCAAGCTGCTGCATTTGGATTTCTATTTCTCGGATGTCGCCTCTGTCGGTATGGACGTAAAGGTTCACAAACGAACTGTCTGCTGCGCGCTGGAACTGGTGTGTCTCTGAAAGACGGGCCGGATTAAATTCGCCGTTTCCGTCTGTGTAATAGAAGCTGGAGTATTGCTGAGTCCCCAGGAGAGAGTTCAACCACATGCTAAGACTGCCTCCTCCGATTCCGCTCACATTGCCGGGCATTACTAGCGACACTTTATAATACCAGCCCTCGAAAACCGGAGCCACGGTCGCGCAAGCCCAAGGTTCGACGATCCCGCAAGGTTCTGCGGATTCGGCTGCGACGGGAATTGGCACTGAGAGCGGGGTAGGCGCAGTGCGGATGTTAGGGAAGGATCGGAACGTCGTGGTCAATTCCGTTAGTCCGGTCGAGTCGGTGTAATGCGTAAACTCGAAATCGTCCTGGTCGAACCGGGCCGTATCCATAAAGCTGATCTTGCGGACAAGACCCGGTGAGAGGTCTAGGCCCAGCGGAGCGTCTAGGTCCAGAGTTTCGGTATTGCCGGTCAGCGTTGCATCGGTGATCTGTCGAGCGATTCTCTGGCCGTCGAAAGTCCAGATAATGATATGCTCGCGGCCGCTACCAGGGCCTCCGGCGTAAGCGAGACCGATATTTTCGATCTCGATCTGGCTTTCCGCCGCGAGATGGGAGCCTACAAGCTCCAGGTCTCGCTTGAACGTGGGGAGCCAGAACTCTCCACGCCGTCCCTGGTGCCTATAGAGAAGATCGCGGGCGCTGGCAAGCCCCGACCGGCCTTGCAGAAAATACCGATGCTCCTGGCCTACGTTCGCCCGGCCTACGGGATCGGTCCGGTAGACCAGGCCGACCTGGGCGTCGTAATCCACGACGTCGTGTTGAAGCTCCGAAGACAGGCCGCCCACCCAGTTCGGCTCGCTTTCCAGGATCGGAAGCCCGAGATAAACCGGAGACCCGTCGACGGCGGGCGTCCAAGTATTCGCGTCCTTGACTGTCAGGCGTGTGACGACATTGGCGACGTCGGCCGACTCATGTTCAAGCTCGCCCAGGTCGTCGATCAGCGCGCGGCGGAGAGGCATAACGCGCGATCCTGCGGGCCAGGAGCGCCCAGTGGCCGTCGATAAGTCGATTCCTCCGGCGTCTACGGCCGCGACGTCGATCACCTCAAAATCAAGCGCCGTTGCCCCCTGAATAATGATCGCCTTGCCTACTGCGAACTCGGTATGCGTAGTGTCGAAATTGAGTCGATTGGTAACTCCGGCCACGGTTTGAACCGGGAGACGCACGACATCCCAGTAGAGAGGGACCGTGATTTCCTGGGCAGACAGCCGGTGCATGAAAATGTCGAAGAACGCGCGCTCAGGCCCGTGTAGCAGGAAAGACGCCTCTAGGGACCTTCTGGGGGTCTGACGGACAGCCTGACGCTGTTCAGCGCCCTCGTCGGCCCTCAGGAGCGTCGTAAAGAACGATAGGCG